TTCTTGTTGCGCCAATACTAATACCATCGTAATTAGCAGAACTACTTGCAGTACCTACTGAAGCACCATCTATGTAAGCAGCAGAAGAACCAGAAGATTGAAATGCTGAAATTAATAATTGGCTATTTTGATATGATGCGTTGGTTGTAGTTACGGAGTTAATCTCCAATGTATTTGCAGTTGACCTTGAACGAATTGAAGCGGTACCATCGTCTGGGCTTTGGTATCTATCAATGAATGTATTAAAACCACCAAATGAACCAACATTTAATGATGTAAATATAGAAGAAACTGAATCAGTCACTAAATCACCTTGATATCTTAACACATCATTACTACCATCAAACTGCGTTGCCGCCTTACCATTCTCTAAAATAGTAGAACCGCTTGAAACGATTTTAGGTTGACTTGATGCAGTTGTTTGCGTTGCGTTATTCCCATTCCCACTTTGGTCGTACCAAGTCGTTACAAAGGCATCCGTACCACTCGCAAAAGTCTCAAGCGTTGCCGTATCCAATTCATTGTTGCTGAACGCTATATCTTGCTCAGCATTGTCCGATGCTCTACGAACACGAACGGCACTACCCGTATAACTTGTATCTAACAGCCTTAATGAGTATGCGGCTGCTGCACCACTATAGGTGTCTAGCAGCCCTGTGTATCCAACAAGATTTGCAGTATCCGTTACTACGTTACCATCACCTCCAGCACCAGTCAAGTAGACAGCTAATGTAACCTGCCCGTCAACAAGCGTAGACAAGTCAGCAACAACAGCTTGGATATTTCCACTCATCACACCGCTTCCAGTAACTTCTGTAGCTTGTGTATCGGTAACCGCATAAGTATATGTGTACCCTGCGCCGCCAACAAGATTAATTCTAAACTCTGCTGAACTACCAACAGTTGCTGCACTCCACTCCGCAGTGTATCCCGCAGGAGCCGCTGGATTAGAAGTGAGGTACGCTATATCCAACTTAGCACAAGAAGGCGATTCTACCGTGCCACCGTCTGCAATAACGCGAGATTTAAAAGCGGATATAATAGCGGCCGCAGGCCCGCTTTGCGTAGCCCAATATACAACTATGCCTAAACCTAAAGCCATATTACTTGATAGCTACTATGTCCGCCGCAGTCGTTGCTGCTCTAACGTAATCTACAATAGCTGGTAAGAAAGAACCGTCAGGTACATTCTTAAAGATAATCACATTACCGGCAATATTCTCTACGTTCTTCATAATAACATGTACATCGCCACCAGTACCAACATAAAGTGCCACACCATTTAAAAACGTTGTATCACTCGCGGTAACTGTAGATGCAATAGTTGCAAAGTCTGGTTGTTGGTTGAATTGTCCCATTATATATATTTATTTCTTTATTAGCATTTCCATCTGCGACGTGCTGCGCAAATGCGTTTGTCTGGTGTTTTTGAACAGTTGATGTTGTGCATCTCCATCTGCCCCTTTGATCGAGCACAGTATGAATCGCGACGCTTACCGCCTCCGGGCTGAGGTGCCTTTAGGTTACCACCCGTTTCTCTTTTGTAAGCCTTACGGCCGGCCTCTGTCATCCCTGCACCTTCTTTTGCGCTAAGGAAGTGACGACCTTTTCCTTTTGTTGTTTTCTTTAGCTTCCTAAAGGGCGAAGCTTCTTGTACATATGCCATAGTGTAATAAAATAGGGGACGGGCAATAAAAATAAGGTAGCGATTCCTTTTCCTACACGCCCGATGTAAACCCCGTTAGTTTTTAGCTTTTTGATATGCTTCCGCCTCCCACGGCAATCCGCGAGCGCCTTCGGGCATTGTTTGTCTTGTGTATACTCTAGCTGGCGAACGAGTATCCTTCTTCCACGTTACCGTGTCTGCAGTATAATTAAGTTTACCCTGAGCCATTTGGTCAAGGTGTACTTTCTCGTGTTCTACAGCTTTGCACTTTTGCAAGGGCGATAATGACTTATCCACAAAGATTGTACCGTCACGGTTTGCTTCAGCCATAATACCTTTATCCAGCTTCTTTTCAAAAACCGGTGTACCATGCTCTGATGTATCTTTATTGATACCAAACAGCGTGCTTTTGTCTTTTAATTTAAACATTACTTACCGCAACCGCAGCCGCAGCTGCCTTTCATTTTCATTGGTGAAGCTTTAAAGTTACCAGGTGTTTTACCACCAGCATCAATAGTTACTTCTTGCGTTGCAGGCATTGAGCCGTATTTACATTTAGCTCTTTGCGTAATAGGTTTAGAGTACATCATCGTTCTTTATCTTTGATCATATCATCAATAGCCTTGTTGTAGACTTTATCTGTATACGATTTGTTTTTATAAAACTTACTTGAAGGTCCTATAGGCATATCCTCGTAGCCTAGCATTATATTGTACATGCGTGTTATTAATCTTCTCGACTTTTGCGACACCCTAAACACACTGTACTTAATAGTGGTTTTATTGCGGTGGCGCCATACATCTATCCAGCCATCACGTCTTAAACGTTCCCACCGGTTTTTATCCCAAGCGTAGGTGTATGTGCCGTTAATAAAATCATCACGCGTAAACCTGTCTTTGCAATCTAAATAGATAAGCAGTTCCAGGTCAGCGTCTGTTATTTCATAAGTTTTACAAGCCCATTTCCTAACGAGCCTGTAATACTTAAAGAGATTCATTTCACGTAAATCCCCAGCTTCTATTTTCATTCTACAATGACAACATCACCGAGGTTAATAACGTGGTAGAGCTCATCACCCCACTCTATGCCGTGCCCCGCGTGTCTGTCATATCTAATAATATTACCGGGTTCTAGCATTGTTACTTTGTCACCAACGCTGACAATTTCAGCTTTAAGGTAACGCACGTCTTTATTTTGGTCTTCCGTAAATTCGAGGCCGCCGACTTTCACCGGCGCCTCTTTAATTTTACGTATTACTATGTAGTGATTAATTGCTTGCATTTTCGATACGCTGGTTAGAGATTATACAATCTGCAGACATAATCGTAGTCGCTACACTCACTGCATTCTTTAAAGCCGTCTTAGTTACCAGCACCGGGTCAATAATACCCTTTTCAATCATATTAACGCGCTCGCCTGTGGAAGCATCAATACCGTCGTGCTTAGTGGATATGCTGTCAGAGAACTTAATCCCTGCGTTATCTAATATAGTATAGAACGGTGCACGTATCGCGCTCAGCAAGATATTGTAGCCTAAGCCCTTGCCTTTAATAGTTTGAGAAGCTTGAAGCAGCGCTGTTCCGCCACCAGGTACAATACCTTCTTTTAATGCTGCTTGCACAGCGTAGATGGCATCCTCAACTCTATCTTTCTTTTCTTTTAGCTCTACTTGCGAGTCAGCCCCAACGTGTATGATACCGACACTACCGGATAGCATGGATAACCGCTGTTCGAGCTTATTTTTAAAGAACCCGTTAGTTTCTTCACTAATCTTTTTGCGTACATCTTTAATACGGTCTTCTAGCACCTCTTTGTCTACATCAACCTGCAGCACTGTGCTTTTATTGTTTGTTACTGACTTAACTACTGATCCGAGCACTGAAGGGTCGATTAAATCTAAATCATCACCTAGCTGCTCGTTAATAATGGTTGCACCTGTAAGTAAAGCTAAATCCTCTATAGTATCTTGCTTCGTAGGCCCAAAGCCGGGTACATCAACAATATTAATCTTAATGTTGCCCTTTACTTTGTTTGCTAACAGCGTTTGGTAAGGCTGCTGGTCCATACTTGCAACGACTAGTAATGCTCTATTGTTCTTAACAGCATACTCTAGTATTGATTGTATGCGGCGTATGTTTGGTATTTCCGATGCCACAATAAGCACTAACGGATTATCAAGTTCAGCAATACCCTTGTCTCTATTCGTAATAAGATGCGGTGACTTAAGCCCTGAATCAAATTGTGTGCCCTCAACAAAATCAACGTAAGTTTCATTTGTATCGGACTCTTCCATCAGAACGACGCCATCTTGTCCAACCTTGCTGAAAGCTTCGCCAATCTTGTCTCCAAGCTCTTTATCGTTGTTACAGCTAATGTAAGCAACTTGCTGTAGCATTTGATCTGCAACCGGAATAGCGGCATTGTCAAGATAAACCATAATTTCTTCAGTACAGTCTTGAATGCTTGCTTTAATGCTTCTAATTTGCTCTTCATCCTTGTGTTTATTAAGCTCTTTTAAAATGGCATGAGCGAGGACGGTAGCCGTTGTGGTTCCGTCACCCGCTTCACGCACAGTGTTTGCTGCTGCTTCCTTAATTAAGGTTGCACCAATGTTTTCGACCGGGTCATGTAAGACTACGCTTTCCGCTACGGTTACACCATCTTTTGTAATGACCGGCCGGCCCATTGCGTCTTCGTATATAACGCACTTACCTGAAGCACCTAAGGTGGACTTCACCGCGTTTGTTAACTTTTCGACGCCGGACATAATTTTTTCGTTGGCTGCATCGCCAAACGTAAGATCCTTAACGATCTCGCTGGGGTTATTGTATTGCATTAGATTAAATTAAATTAGATTGTTACTTACTCGAACGTTTTAACGACCTTGGGTCCTTGTATGAATTCAAGCTTGTTTTTGTAGTGCGCTACTGAAGTGTCTATTGCTGCTTCAGCGCCTTCTACTGTTTCCCGACGAGTTACGTCATTCCACTTATCTTCCCATTGCAATTCTGTTTGGAAGTAGCCGTTGGGTAATTGAACTATTCTCCAGTTCTTTTTATCCGAGGCGTGCTGCCAAAAGGCTTTGGTTTCTTCGGATACTTGTTGGTTACCACTTGTCGTAGTGGTAGTACGGTAATAAAAAGTCATTTGGTTTGTTTTTAGTTATACTTGGTTTTACCTATTATTCTATAATTACTTGCGCATGAGCTTAGTTAAGTCTTTAGTTTTATCACTTGAACCCATTGAAGAACCGAACCAATAACCGTATACGTCACCTAATGTACGCAAAAAGAAACCGCTAAACGTGGTTATCAATCCTTTCTGTACTTCAGTGAGGTTTTTCCAGTCTAAGAAGTCTGTAAAGATAGCTGTAGCCAATCCTAACGCGATAACTAATGTTACATATGTAAGTATGTCAGGTGTTGCTTTATTCTTCCCTAAATCACGTGCAGCGCGGCGGTCTTCAACTTCTTGCTCATAAGCCTTTTCTATAAAAGCTTTCTTTTCTTCTGGCGTTTCAATAAACTTATCTGCGACTTCAACAGCTTTATCAATTAAGGAGCCACCACCGCCGGTAATTAAGTTTAGTAGCTTACTCATCACCACCTATTTGCATAGTAATCGTAGTCGGTGTAATATCCTCAGTAATTTGACTGTCTACAGAAGCTTTAAGCTCAGCTACACGGTCTGCACCCATTTGTTCTTCAACCCAGGCAGTTACTTGTGCATTTGTTAAATCAGCTACTGGAATGAATCCTTCTGGCTGAATAGTTTCAACAGATAGCATCTCTGTTCCGATTACAGTTGCGCTGTAAGTGTCAGTTGGATCTGTTCCTGTTAGACGCCAGTGTACATTGTATACTACGTCGGTTAAGTCATCATAAGAAGGATATACATCTACAGTGTTGCAATCCCAAGTGTAAGTGTTCATAGTTATATAGTTTTTAGTTAGAACGCAAAATCAAGAGCGACTCTTCCCCAGCCGCTCCCTGTTTTAATGTAAAGATACAAATCATCATAAGCAATGTCACCCTCGGCTCCAGATGTATCTGTATTACTTGAAGGTCCACCCGCAGTGCCTATACGCAACTGGCGCATCGCAGTACCGTCAACGTGTAACTTAGATGTTTGTGCTGTTGTGCCTACACCTAAATCTCCATCAGAGTTAATACTCGCTTTGTTTGACCCGTCAATATTGAAACTAATCTTAGTGCTTGTATGCACGTTAGTAGGATCAGCATTAAGAATAAAGTTACCTTCTTTCTTTAGGTGGTCTGGATTGGTTGTATCAATGTACCATTCCTTGTCTGCACTGTTAGGGTCTACCTTAAATGCAATACCGCTTGTTGCTTTTACGTGGAGTTTAGAATCTGGTGCGGTTGTGCCGATGCCTACGTTGCCACTATTTTTTACAATAAAACTGGCATTATTGTGCGTGAAGTCCGTCGCGCCTGCAACTTGCACATTCCCTGTGTTAAAATATATATTAGTAGCCGTACCCCCCGAATAAGGGTCTATACCAATACCCTGCCCTGCTGGAATAAATGCAGACCCTGTACTGGTGACCATAAATTTGTTATTAACCGAAAACAAGTGATTAGGCGCAGTTGTGCCGATGCCTACGTTACCTACGTTGTTTATAAAAGCGTGGAACGCTCCGTCACTACCGCCTAAACCAAGCCCTGAATAAGAACTTATGTTTGGAGTCCTTGAAGAAGTTCCCCCACGTAATGTAATATTTCTATTAGATGCGTCTCCTATTTTGAAAGTCGGGTCAGTAGCGTCTACTATATGTAACTTAGCAGTTGGCGCTGTGGTGCCGATGCCTACGTTGTTTCCGTCTAACTTTATTACGGTGCCAGCAAAAGTGCCAAGGCTCAAGTCTCCTGCGTTTGCTCTTATAGATACATCAACAGAATTAGATTGAGTTATCCCAAACGATTGCGCACCTGTAGAATCCTTCATTATAATTCCTGCAGACATATCGGCTCTCGTCGGAGCAGAGGAGTCTTGAATCTGAATGTATGGATTATCTTTATTTATATGCAGTACGTGTGCGGGAGAATTTGTACCGATACCTACGTTGCCACCCGAAGTAATACGCATTGCTTCACCCCCGCTTGAAGATAAAAACATATCAGCATCACCAGCACTTGGGCTGTTGGTTCTTATAACACCTAACACACCCCCGTATGCACCTGCTCCTGTTTTAAAGTTTAGGTTAAACCCAGTGTTATCGGCACCAGCGGAGTTTTCAAAAACCACGTTGCTAACTACGCCGCCTTGCTGATGTTTAAATTTCGCAACCGTAAGATTGTTTGTGGTTGGTTCGTCTACTACTAACTTAACGTCAGGCGCTGTGGTGCCGATACCGACGTTGCCTGATGCGTCAATTCTAATTAACTCACCATTAGTGTTCTGAAATCTAAACCCTCTAATGCCACTGCCTAAATTGAATAAAACACCAGAAGTGTCTGATGACGTAGTAAAAGAATTTGTACCTCTAATTATAAACGGCCCTCCGTCTATTCTTGCATCACCAACTACTTCTAATTTAAACAAGGGATTAGTGGTACCGATACCAACGTTGCCTCCATCTATTACTGTCAGCACATCTGTACCATCATCTTGAAGTGCGAATATGTCTGCTGTTCCTCTTTGATTTACTTTTAGTGCTGTGTTATTTGCAGAGTTTCTGCTAATACTAATACCACCAAAGAAGACATCGATGTTTCCGTTGTCAACCGTAAAAGTACCATCCTGCAATTCCAACTTAGATATAGGGTTTGTAGTACCAATACCAACTCTACCTGTTGAGGTAATAGTCATATTATCCGAATTGTTAGTTCGGAATCGCATATCATTAGAACTACGGAATATCCGCATTGCACTATCTACAAGATGCAGTTCATTATTAGCGGTTATAGTTCCAGCGCTTATGGCATTAGTCGTAGTATTGCCCTCGTTGGTTACGCTTTGCAGTGTTGGGGTTGGCGGAGTAGGTATTGCCGCTATCTCAGCATCTATATAATCAACTAAATCTGTTTGATTAGTAATAGTTCCGGTAATACTTCCCCATGTGCCACCACCGGCTTCATTTAGCGCGCTGTATGTAGCTAACCCGTAAGACTCGTTGCCCTGTAGTGCGCCATTACCATCTACGAATGCCAATACAGCATCGTAAAAGGTCGGTTCTAAGGAGCTTTGTGTAAGCGAGACTAATGCATATATCCCGAAGTTGTTTGGAGCGTCCAGTTGGCTTATAAGGACCTTCTGGCCGACCGTGGATAATAGATAGTCTGATACGTATTGCCCTGTAGACGAGCTAGCGCTAAATTTTAGCTCTGTTACGGCGGAAAACTCAGTTCCATCGCCACCATAGTTCTCAAAACTAAAAGACCCGATCTTCCGTCCTTCATCAGGGTCTAATGCTATTTGGAACAAGTAATTATTTTGCCCCAGTACAGCGGTAGCACCGGATGACTTTAACCAATAAGCAATATCTCCTAGAGGGTAGTTTTTAGTTACCGTACCCGCAGTGTCTGTACCAATTAGCTTATCTGAAGAAACGGGTGTGCCGTCTATCGCATATGTGCTTATTCTAGCCATTAATTATATTTTAAAATGCAATCCACGTGCTGCCGTTCCAGTAATTCATTTGGTTGTTAGTGGTATCGTATATCATTAGCCCCGCCGCTGGAGTGGCTATAGCGTCCCTTTCCGCATCTGTCATCCTTGGAGGTAGGAAGCCTTGGGTAGTGGAGTCTACTTGCAACATCGCTGAAGCATCGGGAGCATCATTGCCTTCCGTTATGTTTGTTGGAGCGTTTATCCTTGTACTACCCCAAAAGGAAGATTCAGCGATTCTTATGTGATTACCCCCTTGATTACTTCCTTCAATTGATTCATTACCAAAGAAACGAACAGATTTATTCCCTGCTAATCTTAAAGTTCCGTCATCTACTACCTTCAACAAATCAGCCCCCCCTGAATTTTGCACTAACAAGGCGGTTGTTGCAGAGGTTGCGCCCGAGCCTTTGATGAGAACCCTTTGAGAAGATGAACTATTTGCTCCAAAGGCGGTGTATCCGCTACTTGTATGTAGTCCCGCTAAATTATTTCCATATATAATAGTAGGGCCACTTTCGTTACCAAAGCCTACGGCTCCAAAACCATAGGTTTGAATAAATCCAGTTTGGCTATTACCGACTATTTCAACCTTTCCCGAATCATCATAAGTAAGCGAGGCACTTGCATCACTATTCTGCACAAGCAAAGCCGTAGTAGTGTTATCGTTGCCAGAGCCTTTGATGTGAAGTTGAGCGGATGGGTCTTCATTAAACGCCGTAGTCGCAATGTACATTCCGTTTAAGGTTTGCACTTGTATGGCGTCAGCGCCCGATCCTCTCGTTTTACCGCCTAATACAATTCTTGGAGCGGTGGCTGCTTGAACAAGAACAGCACCAATACTTAATTCCGAAGAGTTGTCAGTTCCATATATAGAACCCCAGCCAAGTCTTAATGCTCTTGAAGAAACACTTGAGTGGTTTACATAAAGGACTTCACGAACATTTACCTCTCCATCATCGGTAACTTTTAAATGCTCTGTCCCCGCACTATTCTGCACGAGCAGTGAGGTCGTTGCGGATGTTGTGCCCGAACCCTTAACGTGTAGCCTTGCAGTTGGGGTAGTTTCTCCGATACCTACAAATTGCGAGGTGTTGGAATTGCCTGTGATAACCATAGCCTCACTATATCCAGTGCCATTGTATGTTTTAAATACTGATTGATTGAATGCAGTCAAAGTATTTTCATAACCAAGCACTAAAGACCTATTAGCATTTCCGTTTGCGTAAAGAATTGCGTTGCCACCGCTTTCTCCTATCCTCAATAACTCCACTCCATTTGATGCTCTGTACATAAGTAACGAAGAGTCATCTTGCACCTTTAGCATATCAGTCCCCGCACTATTCTGTACCAATAACGAGGCGGTCGCACTTGTTGTACCGCTTCCTTTGACTTGGAGGGAAGCATCTGGGCTTGACAATGAATTTATCATTGTCTTTTGAGCAGAAGCACTATATGTTTCTGAAACATAAAAAATTTGAGCATTATTAGACGCCTTCCTTACTCTAAACACACCGCTAATAACCTCAATTGCATTTGAGTTATCAATTTTTAAAATATTATCCCCATCACTATTCTGCACAAGCAAAGCCGTAGTAGTGTTATCGTTGCCAGCCCCCACGATAGTCGCTTGACCTCCGTTAATCGTAGCCGCCCCATTTACTTGCAAAGCACTATTGCTCAACTGCAAAACACTATCCGTTCCGTCTCCCGTGCCAATTGTTTTTAGCGTCCCGTCCAAGGGGTCATTGTCCCCAACCTTTAATAATCCGTCAAATGTAGTTGCAGGTGTTAACCCACTTAATGATGTACCCATGTTAATCCCAAGTTTGTACTGTTAGTTGTCCCCAAGTTACTGGAGCGATATCCTGGTATATAGTATCCGAGAACACACTTGCAGCAATCACACCTGTTGGATCGCTAGAAGAAGTCGCAGAATCTAATACGTTAGTTTCTATCTGTTGTACCCTAAGACGCTGTCCAGCATCTTCAAGCACTATTGTATATGTTGCAGCTACTGCACCGTTAATGTTTGTCCATGTAAGACCATTAGGGCTCCTTTGCCACTGCCATGTTCTAATTGGTGTTGGTGAACCCGTTACACCACCTGCAATCGCGCCTAAAGTATACCATACCTTTTCTGTACCGACAATAACCGGCGGTGAGGTAATCACAGGCTCAGTTGAACCTTCAGGTATAACGATTAAGTCTCCGTCATTCGTAACGGCAATTTCAAATACCGATCCGTCCTCAGATATAATCCCGTACGTCTGCTGAGGTCCACCGCCTCCACCCTGCGCACTAGTCGTCGCAATACCATAAGATTTATCTTCTTTAAACGCGCCGTTACCCTTTTGAAAGCTTAAGTTAGCTACGTGGTAGTTAGTAAACGTCGGGTGTGGCTCAAATGATACCAATGTAAATACGCCGTACTCATCAGGCGCGTCAAGCCGCCCAATAGTTACAGCGCTTAGTACATTAGCGGTGAAGTATTCTACGATGTCTCTGCCGTTAGATGCTTTGTTGTTTACAAGCAGCTCAGACACATTGGAAAAGCTAACCTCGCCAGTTTGTCCAGATACATTGATATTGCCCGCGCTCTGCAGGTTGTAAGAATACTTAAAGTTGCTCTGCCCAACAATATTTACATTGCCGGACTCGTTCATCCATACGGCAACGTTACTTAGCGTGAATACTTTAGTCTCACCCGGTGAAGGACCATTACCTAAGAGTAAATCGCTCCCTTCCGGGGTAGTGTCACTGGGGTAAGACGTTATTCTAGCCATTAAACCTTGTAATTTGCTTTACCTTCCTTCTTAGTGCCCTCACCATCGTTGCCGCGGTTCTGTGCCGGCGACTCCCAACGACCATCTTTGTGGTCCCAGTCCTTACCATTAGCACTATCGCCCGCTTTTCGTCTCCTGCGCTGCGAATCTGCCTTCTTCTTCCGTCTATCCGGAGTCATTGCATAAGCCTTATCACGTGCCGCCTTATCACGACGCGCCTGAGGGGACAATTTTTGTGCCATAACGATGTATTAGATCATACTTGTATGATTACACAGTATAACACCTTACTAAACAGCGACAATAGCTACCTATGTTTATTATTATATACCCTATCGTCACACTTTTTCATAGTTAAACACATTCCGAAGGAATTTTTTTAAAATTTTACTCCTTTTCGCGTTGCTCGGGAATTTTTTTATTTTTTATACCACCCCGGGAAAATGTTGTTAGATATATTGGGGTATGGGGTAGCATACTTAAATACATTGACATAGCCTCAATGGGAAAGCTAATTCTTTTGGCCAGCCCCCGCCTGTGTTTCTGTTTTGCGGTTCAGGTTTCTGGGGTTCTGGTCTGGTCCTGACTGTCTGGTGACTGACTGTGGTGCTGTTTCTGTCAGATGTTTGGGGTTTTGCCTGGTCAGGTTGTGCGGACTGGTCTGGTCCTGTGCATGTATGCGAGCGGCAGCGAGCTGCGTATAGCATATGTATCCTGTCTTCTGTCCTGGTCCTGGTCCTGTCCCCTGTCCGGTCTGCTGTCTGGTCCGGTCCTCTGTCCTGGTCCGACCTCAGTACCTGGTCTGGTGTATCCGCCTTGGCGGTGTATAGCAACGCGTATAGCATTCCTACAAAACCTACACGATGTGGTTTCGATAATATATATGAATGCAAAATGAAACGAATATGACCTACATCGACTACCACAACGCGCACGCAGACCTTTACGCGCAACGCCTGTTCGGCAAAAACTACACGGACCTAGACATGTTCACGCAGGACGCTCTTGACGACCACCTTGCTACCGAGTGGATGGACGAAGGTTTACAAAAGTAATACGACGGGATTACGATAATATAAGTGTAACACAAAGAGACAAGATTATGACAAAAAGAGACTACATCAAGACGCACGAGCATGAGGCATTCGAAATCGCAATGCGCCAGAACCCTGACAAAGGCACGCAATGGCTAGCCGCTGAAGCGCTACTGATCCTCGAAGAGTGGTGGTTTGATTACCGCAACGAGCATGTCTAACTTACAGACCTAACACGAGTGACTGACGATAATATAACTGTAACAAAAACAAAATGAACATGAGACAGGACAGAAACTACGGGCAGGAACACCAGTGGCACATGACCAGAGACAAATTACTGGCAACAGTAACAGGAACAGCTCTGATAGCCTTTGGGGCTTACACAGCAGCCCATGTGCATCCAGCAGGAGTGTTGCTACTGATGGTCGGCATGGCAGGCATGATAACAACATACGTTCTGGACTGATCACCCAGACCGGACAGGGGAGTACTAAGACGCCAGGGTAAGTTACCGCAGACAGCAGCGGCGCCTGAGCGCAGCCCCGCGTATAGCAAAATGTATAGCATTTGCGTATAGCATTTTATACCTAGTACAATATACCTAGTGTTTATACTTAGTATTTTATACCTACAATTTTCTTACAAAACGAATACGAAGTGAATTCGATAATATAAGTGTAACAAAAAGAGAATATATGAAAACTCCAATTAACTTCCAAGACTATTTAGAATTTAGAAAAAACCAGGTAGCACATGACATGTACCGAGTGCTATACAACGATCTGTCTGCCATAGGCAAAGATGAAATCAATGATGAAGTAGCAACTGAATTTATCAAGATATTCAACTTGCTATACAACGAGTAACTTACAAAACCAATACGACACTAATTCGATAATATAAACGTAACTAAAAACAAGTAACATGAAAAACCAAAAAGAAATCGTACGTCAGGCAATCGCTAAAATGTCAGACGCTGAAAAAGCAAAAGTGTTCCCACCAATCGAACGTAAGAACTTCGTAGTCCGTGAAAATTGGTACGGTCGTAATCAAATCATCACGTTTGTCAACAACAAAAAGCAACGTGTAACGTACAACCACGATGAAGCTCTTAAGCTCATGTTGCCTAAACTCAAGCTACAAGCTTGCTGGCAGAAGCGTGGCTACTGGTCGCAGTCGACTGATATGCCAATGATTGTTCGACACTCTGATGCAGTGTTGGAGCGTACTGAGGTGGCTGAATAGGCCCCTCACCCTCAGGGGTGCTATACATGCTGTACACACCTACAAAACCGACACGGATAACAATCGATAATATAACTGAATGAAACGAATACTAACTGAATATGCTGAGCCAGCAATCGTGCTGGGAGCTGTAACCCTTGTAACAATATTTTTGATCTATGCACACTAAACTAGACAACCCCCAACTGATTGCGCTCACAGCGCTTGTAGCAATGACACTGGTCTCGTCGCTATACACAGTACTGCACGAGCCACAAGGACCTCACCACGCTGTGGTTGTACAAGATGGCACAGTTGACATCTGGACACACGAGCACATGCACATGATCGACGGCGTGCTTTACATAACTGACACGACAACTGTACGATAATATAACTGTAACTAAAAACAATAACACTATGGATACAAGAACAAGAGCATACGAGTACTGTATAAGACAAGTAAGTGACTACCCAGCGCTGTCTGACCAAATCAACAGCTTCTACAGCCTGTTCCGAATGGAGATATCTGACGACGAAGCGTCTGTCGAAAACGAATGGGAGCTGTTATACAGCGATGTTGAGGAGCTGATCAAAGAACACAAAACCAGCACGACTGTCTAACGATAATATAACTGTAACTAAAAAAGTAATACTATGAAACCACAAGAATTCGCTGCTATACATGCAGATGCCCACGAAGCTATCAGATACTTCTACGAGATAGGTATGATAGAAAACCTCCACGGTGATCAACAGCACTACGTTGAAGCACTGATCAAATTTGCTGCAAATAAAATGCACATAGAACTAGGGTAACACCTAGCCCCTTCGGGGGATTGCTATACACCGGCCTGCTCCTGAAATAAGAGCGGAAGAGTAGACTCCACCCTACATAAAGGTTTTTATGCTATACACCGGCACGCTGGCGAAACGGAATAAAACGGTATGCAGTAACATCGGTGGTTCGATCTTCTCACCTTTTTTTTACCAAAATAAAAGTGTGACAATAGGGTGCTATGTAGTATACTTAACACGCTAATGTCACTGTTTTCGGGTATACTCACTTTCTAGCGAAAAGTTACTTTTTTTTAACGTTAAGCACCGAGACTCGGAGTAATACCAGTATTCCTTTTTTTTTAAGTAAATGAAGAATATACTTTTACAAGATGAACACGATACCTATTCGATAATATAAATGTAACTGAGAAACAAAAAAAAGAGTATGAAAAATTACAACGGTAAAGAAGTAAAGTTGGTGTGTAAAAGCACCGGTGTTGAAAAAAGTATCGGTGATACGGTATTAAGTTTTCGCGGAGAGTTGGCGACTATCAAGTCGATGCGACCACCTCACAAGTCGAGTGCAAGTGGTTTCGTAAATAACTTTTATGCCCATGTGTATAACCTAAAATTCGTTGAGCTATGAGTAAGTTAAAGATAGGTGATAAAGTATGGTGGCGGGGTGGCTTCGGTAGCGAGCCCGCTAAGGTAGCGACCGTATCAGGTATTGAGATTACCGGTGGTTATAAGTACGGTGATGCGGTAGATGAAGTTGATTGGAGCGAAGTATACGACCGTAATGTAGCGGTTGATATAGACACCGATGAAGGTGAGTGTTACTGGGCATACGCTTGTCAGATAAAACGGTACGTACAAAACTAACACGAGTACCGATCGATAATATAAACGTAAAACAAAAGTGTTATGACTGACGAACAAATAATGAATGCACCTGTGTGGCCGAGTCGATTAATCTTCAATGCTTCGCTGTTGTACCACAAGAAACTAAAAGACCTAAGCGACGATGAGTTGTTGGCAGTAAAAAAGTATTCACTAAACATTAAGTAATATGAGAGTGTTAACGGTATTGGACAGTTGGCAGAGTAAGGTCTACTGCTACGATGTAGAAGGATTGGTAAACGAGTACGAAGATTATATAGTATCTCGTGGTCATATGTTGAACCACTGCAATTGGTTGGTTACTGATTCTGTACCGGCACTTTATGTACCGGATGTGTACTACTCTGAAAACTTTGAAGAATAGGTATTTACAAAACTAACACGACCACCGATCGATAATATCAATGTAACTAAAACGAGTACTATGAAATTCATTAAAAAAACAAAACAGGGTAACTTACACTATATCCTTAGTGATGGCCGTATCGGTGCCATATACCCAGATACCGGTTATGTTCGAGTATCTCACTCTATGAAAAGTTTCACTGATGACGAACGCGGTCGGTTCTATCTTAAACGCCAACGCCAGCGTAATATTGATGCAGTGCGTAACGGCAACACAGGTGGCCTTAAAATGTACCAAATTAACCCACAGCGTAAAACCGATCGCTATGTAGTATGTAGCTTCGATAAATACGGTCGCGAGTTGTACTACAAATATACTGCCACCGAGCGTGTGCTATACCCAAACGATACTATAACCCTCGTTCTTTTACTTCAAAAGTTCGAAACTAAAAACTGCAAATAATGGAAATTACAGCTACACCACTGAAGAATACCACACGTATTGAGTTTGACGTAAACAAAATAAAACAAGTATACTATGGCCGTTTAGATAACTGCCGTTGCGGTTGTGCAGGTGATTATTACGAGCCTGGTGCGACACCTGAAGCTGACGCTTTTATTACCAAAGCACTTAAGGTACTCAATGAGCACTCTAATTCACCATACAAAAATGTGTCGTACGATCGGTTTACCTACAAAGACCCTACACAAAACGAGTTGTACTTTGAAATACAAACCGGAACACGTGACTTCGCCGAAGAAAACGATGACGATGACGACTATGATTACCACCAAAGTGATGAGGGTGATGTAGGGTATGCATTCTACATACAAGATTAACACGACACCTAATCGATAATATAATAAACAAATGATATGACACAGAAAGAACTTACTACGCATGCTACGGTTATTACCGAAGCCGTACTAGACAACATGTACTCTACCGTATCTAATTATATGGAAGATGTACTCGAGCACGACCCTTATATGGAAGACTTTAGTGCAGTGCACGATGAGCTATTCTTTGAGTGTGTGAAAGCAATTGGTAACCTTCAAATTTCTATAAAATGACGCTACAACAACTGAATCAAATGAGTTACGATAAACTCGTATTTCTCTGGAACGAATACTGCGAAGAAGCTAACTACTTCACCGATATGCTATACGCAAACGACGACGAAGCCTTCAGTACATTCGGTTTCACGATCAACGGCACGCTAATCAATAGTGGTAACGAAGTATATGATTGGGACGACGAATTCGTAACTGCTGACGGCTATGGTAACCCTTTGTCCGCTAGTGACCCTAAAATACTTATGGACCTTGATGCCCTGCTCGAGTGGTGCTTACAAAAGCAACACGACAGCGAATCGATAAAATAATTGTAACTAATAAAAACTTGTAACTATGGAAACACTTTATGACCGCTTAAAGCCTGAATTGTTAGGCAAACTAATGCAAAACCGCAAAAAGTATAAATTTTCTGTTGACCGATGTATAACTTTATTAAATAGCAACCACCGCTACCACGACTTAACTATCGACGACGCAAATTACATATCTACATTTGCCGAAGCCGACTGGGTAAACGCTACAAACGTTGATATACGCCACGGCTCTTATATGTTTAACGAACCAAAAACTACTGAAAATGAGTGATTTTATACCACAAGACCCCGACAGCTTAGAAACCTTTGATGCGCTACTTGCTGAATACAACACGGTGCAGGGTTGCGGACTAAAGTTCTTCTTTGACGACCATCCTTATGACATTGATTTTACTATCAATAATGAGTACACTGCTGACGGCTACGATGTATGGGTGATGCGATCAACCAACGAAAGCATATCCTTATGCGACAACGTATACTACAACCAACCTGACGCTGAAGACATACTTCGAGAGCTAGAATACATGGACGAGTGCAAAATATACTGCGAGATGGAGCAATACGAAATTGAGGAGGGTCTACGCGACCGTTTGTACACCAACTATGACAACTACAAAACCAACTTAGAAGATGAAAAAGATAGATAACGAAATGCGCCCACTACCTAAATGGTTTGACGGCGAAGTATACACTGAAGGCGGCACTGCCACTAACCCGTACACTGGCGACACTGCAGAATTAAATGCACACGAGCTTACCATGTACGATCTTATTCTAGGCGCCGAAGCTCTTGGTGCTTATAATGTAATGCAACAGGGACTAGGTTGGTTCCGCGTTGCAAACCCCGAGGCCTATATGGTGTTACTCGATTAGTTACGAGATGTAAGAGCGCTGGAGATAATATTTTTAGCGGAGTAGGGTCAAAGGCGTTCTTACAAAACTAACACGAGTACCCAACGATAATATAATAAACAAAAGAAAATGAGCAAGAAAGTAATATGGTTTGACGGTAGCAATGTGTTTGTCGCTCGCAAGGGTAAAACAACGAATGCTAAAATATCAGATGGTTCACCTGTTTTACAAACGTATACCTTTAGCTACGAGCAGTGGAAATTAGCCACTACAAGCAAAGGTTTTGGTATCAAAGCATTCTTTGCACTCGACCACTCAAATTGTCTTGACTGCCCATTTTCTTTAGGTAACGGTAACGGCGGTTGCTATACGCACAAATTCCAACAATACGTCGGCTTTCTTTCACTGCTACGAAGCATCAAACCTGAAGAACTCAGCCCCTTCAACGATTTGAAATTCAAGCAGTTACTGAAGTTAGCTTCGGGGTCTTATGTAAGATTTGGTACGTACGGCGAACCGTCGCTTATCGCTCCTAATGTTGTTGCTGCGATCGTCGCGGTAGCTAAAACATGGACGGGTTACACCCACCAATGGAACAAACCGTTTGCTGCTGAGCACGGTAAATACTTTATGGCTTCCGTACATAATCAAGCTGAAGCCGACGTTGCACGTGATAAAGCATACCGATCTTTTATTGCGAGTAACGATAATTCTGAAAAAGCCGTATCTTGTCCAGCCTCTAAAGAAGCCGGCTTTAAATCCAACTGCGCTAAGTGTGGCTTATGTAGCGGTGTACTTGGCAAGGGTAATAAAGACATTAAAATACTACAACACTAATGATAGACGCAACTTTCGATCAACAACTGCTAATACGCAACTACTGGTCAACTATAGAAGAAACTCATAATGTCGGTCGTAACCGTGAACGCCGAAATGTGCTATACCGATTTGCTTTTTTCGTAGCGTGCCGTGAGCTTTCTAACTTATCACTGAGTACTATAGGTCGCATACTAAAAAAAGACCATGCGACTGTCATACATGCAATGAAATCACACGAAAGCAATTACCGCTTCGATGCACAATACCGAGAAATATATACTGAAATATACTCTTGCTTAAAAGATATCATTGGAGAAAACACAGAGCAGGTATATAATGTAATTAGAGATCGAGCAATGCAGGTTGACCCTGATATATACCACGATCATATTATTGAAACGTACAAACAACGGCTTACTGCCCAAGAACGTGAGCATAAAGAAAGTGCTGAACTATTAAAAAACACTTTATTAAGAACCCAAAAGCACAATAAAACACTACAAAAACGTGTTGATGCTTTAAATACTGAATGTTTAAGACTAAAAAATCTATTATGAGCAAGATGCAACAGTTTCTGCGTATCGCTAATGCAAGGTTACGTAAGGTTTACAAAAACAAACAACAAAGAAAAGCTTGGGCAGCTAATATGTGGCGCAGGTATATTGATAGACAGAATATAGAAAAAGATTTGTAGAATAAGGTGCACTAACTATTAATTAAGCCTAATAATTGACAACACCTTATGGTGATAGAGGGAGGGGTTTTTACTAACTTAAATAAACGGAATGGTTATTCGTTCTCTCCCTTTATAATCCTCACAACGATGAACCATAAATCGTCACAAAATAAGGGTAAAAATGTTAATTGTTTGTAACAAAATAAAGGTAAAATGACAAATAGAGAAATACTACTGGAGATGTACGAGAAACTTTGGGACGCTGACAAGGACAAGTGGGCTTGGAATGTGATACTGAAGGACACGCTTGAGAAATTAGAAACCAAAGATGATACAGAACGATAGGGTTTTGTGTCTTTAATAGAACACTAAAACAAAAGAGAAATGAAAATACAATTCAAAGTAACAGAATCTTTAAACGGATGGAGCAGATTAGAAACAACCTTTGTAGTTGAATCTTCACCTCGCTGGTGGCAGTTTTGGAAACCCAAAGTAATGCATCAAGAGTTTAATGGTTCAGTTTGGCTGAAAGGGGAAGTAGTACAAAGTTATGCACCAGTAGTAGAAACCTTTAAAAAATAAGAGAAATGAAAACACCAATGCAAGAGTTGATTGAGCAACTCAATGAATTAGAAGCAAAGTTAACCTCATTAGAGGATGCAATGTATCGTGGAGGCGTAAGAAACGCTAAACGATTAGCAGAGGAA